ATGCAACCTGAGTTTGAAGATGAGTCTCCTGTGAATCCTTTCGATCTGTGGGAAGGTGCTAACTTCAAACTGAAGATCACTAACGTCGCTGGTTATTGGAACTATGATAAGTCTGAGTTCGCCTCCCCGTCTGCACTCGCAGCGGATGATACTACGCTTGAAAACATCTGGCGTAAAGCATACTCTCTCCAAGAGTTTGTCTCGCCGTCTAACTTCAAGTCATACGAAGAACTCGAAGAGCGCCTGAATCTGGTGCTTGGTATCACTCAGACTCCTGCTGCTGCCCGTGCCGCTCAGGTGACTCGTGTGATGGATGAGGAAGAGGATGAAGAGTTCTCTGCTCCTGCTCCTGCTGCTCGTCGTGAACCTGCACTGCCGAAGGTCGCTGCTGCTGTCAGTGCCGATGATGACGATGATGCTCTGAGTTACTTCGCTCGTCTTGCTGAGGAAGACTGATTTCAAAATCACATAACGAAAACCACTTGGGCGGAAAAAAAATCCGCCCAATTTTTTTATCTAAAAAGTTTAGATGCCAGTTTTTTTAGTATTTCTATCGATGTATCCTTTAGATTGTTTGTACTCTAAAGTATTTTCAAATTGAGAAACAAATTTCTCTACGAAGTCTGGTCTTAAAATATAAATTTCTCTACGCTCATCATTCAATTTCTTTTCGTATTCATAACAAGAGACTGGAAACGAAATTTCAGATCCATTTTTCGTGAAGTAAGATTTGCTGGCACGATTATAAAACTTATGTGTCGTAGATGCAAACACAGAGTCAACAAACAGTCCTTCTTTTAATATGATTTCTCCTAAACTATTTTTAACTGCTAGAGTTTCATAGTGATGTATTCCATCAGGATATCCATATTTTTCTTCAACAAATGCATACAAGTCTACCTCTTTAATTGGTAAATCAAATAGAGGATTGATGATTCCATTTGTTAATAAGATAACCCAGTCATAATCTGTAGTCTTATAGAATTTTTGTGATAGCAAGTCAGGTCTATCAGCATCAGTCATAGTATACTTATTAAAATACAACGCAGACTCAAAATTTGTTTTGTCGATGTTATATTTTCTGAAGAAATTTTTTGCCAATACATATTCAGTCTCTGAGAATGGAAATCTCAAAGGTTTTACATCATATTCAATGTTAGGAATTTTAGAGAACAACATTTTTAGTATCCGTCTGCAATATCTTCTGAGTATACCAACTTTAGTTCCATGAATTGAACTTGTAGAGTCACTGCAACTGGTGCCCCAGTTGAATAAGTAGACCAAGAACCATCTGGAGTATAATTAACATCTACATTTCCGATAGCTGCTAATTTATATTTACTTATCCATGCATTTTCTTTTGATCCTTGTTTGAATCTAACCTTCACCATTTTTGGAACGTCAATTAAATTCGTTGCCTTATTTTTTCCTTCTGGCAACGAAGCTCTTTTGAATGTTCTACAAATTTGAAGTATATTATCTGATTCAGTTTTATTTCTTGCTACCATTTTGAAATTCATACTGAAGTTTCTTAGATCTGGACCTTGATAAAGAACTTCTGTGTTTGGATTTAGAATTTCTCCTCTAGTGCTAGCAAGAATATCGTTAGCTGTAACGCCACCTCCCATACCAGGAATAACATTCATTGCTTTCGATACTAAAGTAGCACCTATGTATGGCAATGCACCTTCTTTAATTCCTTTGGCGGCATTTACAAAATTATCTGCAGCACCTTGCATTTCTTTCTGTTGTCCCGCATTCATAACGCCACCAGCTAACGCTAATCCAGCACCAGCGAGAGGACCGAATTCTCTTCCTCCCCATTTGGCAGAGTAACTGGTTGATATATCCTCTGGCATGTATAATGCTATGACAGGATAACCATCTGCTTTACTTCTAGAAATATTTTCATCACTATAAACACTATTATATCTTTCTACATAAGACTCACCAGATTGAACTCCTTTGTATGGTGGTAGGTATTTGTAGAATTCAAATATAACATAGTCACCGCTTCCTTCGGCTAGATCATATGGATAACGCAATGCTTGACCGCCGTTAGCCCAAGAACCAGGCTTTTCTTCTGGAGGTGTTGCCGAGGGAGCAGCGGCAGGAGGAGTTGCACCTACGCCAGTGGAGGATGCAAGGATGGCATTCATCTGTGCTTTGGTTTTTGTCGAACCATCCGTTCCATGCCACAATCCGTCTGATTGATATGTATACCTAGTTCTGTTTATAGGTACACTAGCACCTACTGTTGGTGTGGTCGCCATTAACTTACTTCCTCGATATCTGAAGGTTTACCATACCCTTTAATAATCCTCTTTGCTTTAATCCTATCACTAAATTTGCTATTTGTTTCTTCCCATACATCAGATGATTTGTATGGCATTAATACACCATTTTTATTTTTAACAAAACTTTCAATAGGTAACGCTATAGCAGTATCCCATTCCGCAGAAGCAAGATCTAAAAGAAATCCATCTACGTGGTCTAAAATATATTTATGAATGCATACCTTAGGAACATCAACTCTATCTTCATGTAGTTTTTGTATGATTAAGGGTCTCTTTTTTGGATGAATGTAGTGTAGATTTGCTCCTATGAAATATTCTGGTGTTGCATGTAGAACATACGCCATAGGAAACTGATCGTAATATGGGAGATACTTCATCTTTGCTTTATATTCGAAGATGAATATCCTTCCCTGTCTGGCAAATCTTCTTAGTCGGTTAACATCTTGTAGTTCTTCGGCATCGTAACGATCTTTCTTTTCATCTCGTTGTAGATGGTCTGGGTGTTGTTTTAAATCTAAAGCTAATGATCTTACTGTTTGTCTATACCATTGCCAGGATTTTTCTTCGCCACCTGTTTTTTCTTTCACTCTTTCAAAGATTGTTTTATAACTATTTTTAGATTGTTTTGTTTTCTTTTCTTGAGCGAAACCTTTTGCCATATGTTATACCCCCAAGTGATCTTCGGTGAGAATAAGGAATTCCATTTGTCTATCCTCACACCAGTCACTTGCGGCTTCCCATTTCGCTTGGTTCTTAAGAAACGTCAGGACTTTATCTTTGTATACTTTAGTTTGTTTCTTTGATGGGGGTGGAGGAGTTGTCTGTTTCTTTGGTTTGATTTCAATGAGATACTTTTTGATTTCATTTGTTTTAGTACGAACTTTAATATAGAAGTCCACATAGTAACGATGAACTTTACCATCCAAAGGAGAACGATAAGGTATCACAACTTCTTCACTGCCCCACTCAATTACGTTTTGATTTCTATCACAGAACAACATGAATTTTCTTTCCCATAACGAACGATAAACTATGTTCATAGGGTTACCCCTATATTTTTTTGGATTTATGGGGCGATAAAATCCTGAGTATGCCATAAATATAAATATAAAACTACTCAAAGGTATTTAGAAGAGTGGGAATAAAAATGGACGACATTAGGAATATGCTTTGTACCGCAGGAGGTATAGCATTTTCCAATACTTACAAGGTATCATTTATTGGTGATGCCCGAGATAAAAATACGTCTTTTGAATTGTGGAATAAATTAGGTGTGGCGTTACCTGGATTTGTTAACAGTCAACTTCAGGCAGATAGTGCTGAAGGTGGTCCAGCCCGTTGGATTTCGTTAATGTGTGATGAAGCAAATCTCCCTGGATCACAAGCGGCGACTGGCGAAATCAATGGTCTTTATACGGGATCGGGACAATTCAAATATCCACACACCAGAATGTATAATGATTTAACTTTATCCTGGATTGGAGACGCTAATATGACAGCGTTGAAATTTGTAAATACATGGATGGACTGTATTTTTTCTGAGAGAAGTAGTAGTGGTGCCGTATATAATACTAAACAACAAATTGGACCTAGAGATACTCAATATAGAGATAGAAATAGATCTGTTCGTTTGAATTATCCAGATTCATACACGATGCAGATTAGCATTTTAAAAGCAGAAAAAGATTCCAACTCTGAAACTGGCAGACCATCAATTAGATATGTATTAGAAGGTGCGTATCCATATTCTATTGATAGTATTCCACTTTCATTTGGCAGTTCTCAGTTAGTTAAAGTCACTGCTAATTTTTATTATGAACGCTGGTATCAATACTACACCGATCAGTGGGGAACACCAACGACCACTTACAACGCTTGACTAAATAAAAACATCGAATTATATTTACACTTGGAGTAAATCATGCCATTACCAAAGCCTCCTGTGCCAACCTATGAGTTGACGGTTCCTTCCACTGGCAAAACAATTAAGTACAGACCTTTTCTTGTGAAAGAAGAAAAAGTTCTATTGATTGCAATGGAATCTCAAGACGAAAAAATGATTAAGGGAGCAGTAGTTGATATCCTTAGGAGTTGCATCCTTAGCAAAATTAAAATAGAAGACTTAGCAATTTTTGATATTGAATATATTTTCCTACGCATCCGTTCGAAAGCAGTTGGCGAAAGAGTTGAAATGAATTTAATTTGCAAAGATGATAATGAAACTAGAGTTAAGTATGAACTAGATCTTGAATCCGTCGAGGTTCAATACCCTGAAGGACATGATAAAAAAATTATGTTAAGTGATACCAGTGGAATTGTCATGAAGTATCCTGGTTTCGATCAGTTCTTGAAGACACAAATTTTACAAAAGAGTCCTAGCACAGCAGAAGTTTTTGATATTGTTATCGATTCAGTCCATCAAATTTTTGATGGCGAAGAAGTTTGGGAAGCAGGTACAACTCCTCGTAAAGAAATTGCTGATTATGTTGAGGGTTTAACTACCAAACAGTTTGAAAAAATTCAACAATTTTTCTTGACTATGCCTAAACTTTCTCATATGATTTCTGTTACGAATCCAAACACTGGTGTTGAATCTGAGTACGAAATTGAGGGCTTAGTAAATTTTTTCGGATAAGTTTATTTCATGAAACTCTTCAAAATCATTACCAATCTAATTTTAATTTGATGTATCATCATAAGTTTTCTTTATCAGAATTAGAAAACATGATGCCTTGGGAGAGACAGGTGTATGTTATTATGCTCAACCAATATATTGAAGAGCAGAAGAAGAAACAATGAGACTACCAGAACCACCAGAGGGAATACTAGATCCACAAATTCCGTGGTCTTATGTTAGACCACAATCTCCTTTGTGGAATACTCTAAAGGCTCGTCTTACAGGGAGACCTACAAATGGCGAGCACTATTCTTCTTATGTAAGTATTTCAGAAGCAGATGCTGATAGATTAATTGAAAATCTAAAGAAGGATCCTCGTGGTTATCCTTCTTTAGATCAGACCAGTGGTACTCCAATTCAGTGGATGGAGAGACAGCAAAAATATCAGGAGTGGTTAGTAGAAGAGTATCTTGAGAATCCATTCCGTGAAGAAACAAATAAGAAGATTGAAGAAGCGGAAATACAAGCAAGATTAAATGAAATACAGGAACAGAAAAAGAAAGATGAAGCACCTGTTCCTGTTGTTCCAGATGTCGAAGAAGAAGAGCAGAAGATATTAGACACCGATCAACAAGCAATCGAGAATCAAGTAGAAGAAATTACTACTGAATTAGATTCAGTTGAAGAAGAAGAGAAGCAAGAGAAACAAGATCAAGAACGCATAGAGAAACCAGAAGAACAACCAGAGCAAGAACCTAGCAAGTTAAATTCTGATATTGAATCTATAAGTGACTCTCTGGTTACTATTAAAGGAGCATTAAGTAATCAGATTTCTGATCTGGGATCTGTCGAAAAAGATTTAATTAAAGCTTCATCTTCTTTAGAAGCTATTAAACAATTATTTCAAGCACAAACAGATATAATCAAACGTGAGATTGATTTAGCGGAGAAGAAAAGTTCAGAAAAACAATTAGAACAATCTAAAGTAGTATCATCTACGCTAGAGGCTACAGATCTTACCGCAGGTAATAAAGCAGAAGGTGTAATTGAATCAATTGATGGTCCAACCTTAACTGTTAAGACAACTGAGGGTGAATTTAGGCAAGGTGAAAAGATTAGTCAAGGTGGAGGCGGCGGTCTTTTTGATATGCTTGCTGGTATAGCAGGCAAATTTTTAACGAGAGGCAAAGGTGGTGGTGGCGGGGGTGGATCTCCCATCAAAATGTCTGCTGGTGGATTCCTTAACACACCATATCCAGCTAATTCTGGAACCTTGCTAACACCTGGCGTCTACGATAAACCAACTAAAGGAAACCTTGCTCCAGGACAAGCAGTTATACCATTGAATAGAAATTATGGTAAGCGAATATTCGAAGGTAATCTAACACAGACATTAAAGTTACAACAACCATTGGCTGATGTCATGGCACAGCCACTGAAAGCGATTGGTTTGTCTATTATATCTGTTGCTGGTAATTTTTTAAGATTACTTGGACCTCTTGCTGGATTCTTTACACCATATATTAGCGGATTAGTTAAAGGATTCGGTGCTGTTCTTGGTGTTCCTGTTGCAATTATTACTGCTTTACTAGGTGGTCCTGCTTATGCTGCAATGGAAGATCAGGATCAACAACAAAATACATTCGCTGAGTTGTGGGCTGACTTAATGGAGAAGTTTGGTTTTGATTTTGGCGAAGGTGATAAGAAAAGGAAAAGGAAAAAGAAAGATGGAGATGGAAGTGATCCAGATGTGGGACCAATTGAAGATGGTCCTATGTTCGAGAAGGGTGCGAGGATCGCTAAGAAATTACAACAGTTGTTGAGTATCGAAGACTACCAAGCTGCCGCAATCGTTGGTAACTTAATTCAAGAAAGTTCTCTAGTACCAGATAGAATTCAAGGTTCTGGAATGAAAAGAGGACCGTTGAAAGTAGATGGTGTCACTGGTTATTCATATCCTCAATGGACTTCTGCTGATAGACAGCAAAAATTTGCTGATTATATGGAATCGAAGGGTCATGATTGGAGGACTAGGGGAGCAACAGATGAATTAG